CATCGTTCAGGGTGACGGTCACGGGCGCAAGCGACCCGAAATTGAGCATTGTGCCAGCCTGCACCTTGATTGGCAGCGCATCGACGGTGAGCGAGGTTGCCCCCGCCGCCGCCGCGCCGTTCAGTTGAATGGTCTTAGATGTCTCGCGGTAAATCGCGGTCACGTAATCCCAATCGACCTGCCGGCCGCTATTGCGCACCAGGCTTTCTTGGTCGACCGCGAACGACACGCGACTCCCGGTCTGATAGGTTCGGCCCATCATTAGGCTCCTTGTTTCATTAACGGGTTGACTTGCTTTGCCCGCGCCTCGGCCTGCTGCTTGATAAACTGATCGGCCTTGTCGCCAGCAGGCACGCCACCGGCATGCTGCTGCACAAACGACGTACCGCGCGCCGCCGGCGCGGGTGGTGGTGGTGGCGCGCTCTGCACGGTCAAGCTCGGCAGGAACTCGGGGTCGTGCTCCAGGATGTAGGCGTCGAGCGCGGCCTCCTTGCCATCGGCAGTCACATACGCGCGCTTGATCGGCTTGTCCTCGACCGTTTCGTCCTTCAGCGTGAGCGCCACGTTCGCGAGACTGGGCAGCTTGCCCAGCGCTTGTGCGCTGTATCCGTGCGCTAGTGCCGCGTCGCGGATCTGGCCGTCGCGCTCCAGCTTGGTCAGCTTCTGCGTTGCCGCGTCCGAGGCATCGAGCGCCTGCTTGATTGCATCTGCCGGCTTGCCGAGCGCGACATACGCATCGTAGACTGCGGCCTCGTCTTTGCTCAGCACGCGCCCGCCGTCGGCGGGCTGCTTGGACTTGAGATCGTCGATCTCGGCCTGGAGCGCTCGCTTCGCTGCGCGCTGCTTGAAGCGCCGATCCTCGTTGCGGTCAAGCTCACGACCGAGCCGCGCGATCGTGTCTTGCGCGTTCGCTGAGCGGCTGATAATGTCCTCTGAGCGCACCCGCTCTTCGGGATCGTCCTCATCGCCAGCGCCCGATCCGCCGCCATCGGCAGCGGCATACCGAGAAATGAATCCGCGTAGCATCGCTATCGCTCCTATGCCCCACCGGGGCAAGACAAAACGCCGTGCCACTCCCCCGCAGTGGGGAAGTAGCACGGCGTCAATCTCGTGCGTGCCACGCTATCGCGTGGCGGTATGTTGTGCTGTCAGCGCTCGATTAGGCTCTATGGGTGTACTTTCCCGAATACCTGACCCCAAGCGCGCCGGGTCAGTCGCAGTAAGTCGCGATCATGCATAGAGTATAGCACAGCCGTCAAACGGGTGCGTGCTCCACTCCGACACTGATTCGTTTCTCGCGCTCGATTGGCGCGAGCGTGCGATCAACGTGGCATTGCACGCAGCGTAATTTCGTGGTCACGATCAGCGCGCCCGGTGGTAACAGCGCCATGATCGCACCGCAGTTTTGGCAGACGATGGTGGTGAATTGCAGCGGCGCGCGTGGCATGGTCATCAGTCCGATCCTTCCATGGCTGCGATGAATGCGGCGGTACGCTGCGCGGGTGTGGCGCGGATGATGAACCATGTTGTCGCCATGGGCCCATGCGGTGAAAGCTGCCCGTCGTCTACTTCCGTCCGCAACGCAAGGGCATAGGCGCGTTGGTGGTCTACATCAAGCCGCGCGATCGCGTCCTCAAGCACCCGCGCGTGCTCGTGATTCGTACTGGGAGCAAACGGGTACATATTCGCAAACGCATCAGTCACGTACGGCGCGCAGCGCTTCCCATCCGCGTCGTACCAATAGGCAGACGACTCTCGCCCAGCGATGCCGCTGATCGCGCTGTTCGCGCCACGGTGCCAGCCGAGGATTTCGGCGCAGCGGGTATCCTGCTCTGCGCTCAACTCAGTACCTCTTTCCCGTTCGGCGGCGGCACGACCGGCGCGGGCGCGGGTGGCATCAACGCCTTAGCGCGCGCCATGTTCGCGTCCTTCTCGGCGGCTAGTTTCGTGATCATCGCCTGTGGGTCGTCGACCCCCGCGCGCTGCATCGCTTCCTCTAGGTCGATCAGCCCGGCGGTGTGCTGCTCAATCACCAGACGGATCTCGTCTGACGAGAGTGGCCCGGTATCGATCCGGCACTCGAAGATCGCGCGCAGACTGTCGTAGCGCCCCGGTGTGCCGGCAAAATGCGCCGCGATCGCCAGCACCGTTTCAAGCAGCCAGCGGCCAGCTCCATCAATGGCCGTCTTGGTCTTGCGCAGGCTGGTGGCGAAGTCGGCGCGGGCCTGCATGCGGCTCTGGCCGGATGCCGTAGCGTCGCCGGCGATCAGCGCGTGCAGCTGCTGGGATTCCTCCAGGATCGCGTGCTTCAAACTCTCAGCGCTCAGGATGAAGGTTTCGGGCGAGACCGGATCGCGGTAGGTGACATTGGGGTTGGTGTAGCCGATGATCTCGCGGGTGATAGAGTCACGGATCGGCGCGCCCATGACAAAGTTCGTTCGCGATGCGCCGAAGACCGGGTTGTCCTCCACCGTGCGCTTCCCACTCGGCGCGGACGGATCGTCCTCAAGATGACTCGGTCGCTGTGCGTTGAGTATTGTACGCTCCAGAAAGCCGCCCTGAATCACGTTGCGCCCTTGCATCGTCAGTGCCAGATTGAGCTGATCTTGCAGGCGCCGGATCGGTTCGGTGAAGAGCGCCGGCGCAACCAGCTCATGCAGCCACAGCCGCCGCCCCAGATCGAGCGCCACGCCGGCGGTCGTGCTGCCCTCCACAATCGCCAGCACGGTCAAGCCGCTGGCGTCGACATAGCTCAGCTCGGCCTGCTGCGCCTCGCCCTCAGGCGTGTAGACGTACGCGCCGGCCTTGGCTTGCGTGGCTGGGTCGGTGACGATCCCCGCCGCATCGGGGCTGGGCAGACTGAGAAACAAATAGTCGAATGCGGATGCCAGATCGGGCGCATCAGGAATAAGGATCGCCCCATCATCAGCCGTCGCCACACGACCGGGTGGCACGAAGAGGCGGATACTGGCGCGGCCGGATAAGAGCAGCGTGATCGCCGCCTCCTGAAACTGGTCAAGCACGCTGATCGTATCCCACCAGTCGGTCAGCGCTGCCTCGGCCTCGTCGATCAGCGCCTGTTCGTCGGTCGTCGGCGTCTCGCCATCCTTGAGCGGGCGGCTGACGTTCAGGCTCCAATTCGGCTCGCGCCCGATCACGCCGTGCATGTGCCGCCCGATCGTCTCCTTGACCTTATTGGCCGAGACGAACGCGCGGGCGATCTCCAGCATGACCGTCGCACCGTTCGTGTCGGCGGGATCGGGGCGCGGCCCCACCCAGCCGCTTCCCGTGCGCCAGTGGTCGCCGTCGTAGTAGGCGCGGGCGTCGGTCGTGCTGATCGGGCGGTGCGCGGTCGCATCGCGCGCTTGCAGCGCCTTGGTGATGTCCGCGAGCGTGAGATTGGCGAAGTCCATGGTTCCTCTATGATTTACGATTTTGGATTTACGATTTACGATTGCCGGATCGTCCGGCAATCGTAAATCGTAAATCCAAAATCGTAAATCGGCTATGTGAAGCTCCTGTAGCCGCCTGAGCGCGGTTCGTCGTCGGCATCCGTGCGGCGGCGATTGAATACGCTATCCCGCGCGCACGCCAGCGCCAGCCCGTCGCCGTCGTCGGGGCTGCGGTGCATACGCTTCTTGAAGGTCTTCTTGCTCTCGATCTCTTTGACATCCTTTTGGATCGTGTACTGCGTGCTCGTGACCCAGCTATACTTGCGCTCACACAGATCGGCTTCTAAGGCGTTCGGTGGGCTCAGCAGCGCCAGCGACCGCAAGGCGTCGGCGGTGTGCGCGTAGATCTCGGTCGCCAGATCGGCGTAGGCGGCCGGGTCGCTGGCCGTCGCGTTGAAGTGGACTTCATACACCTGATACGACCCGAACATCCGCCGCAAGTCCAGATCAGCGGTCAGTCCGTCGATCACGGTGCTGCCGAAGCCGCCGCCGCCATCCACCCGAAACGCAATATCGGTGACGCCCCGCATGGCCAGCGTGCGCGCCTCATCCCGAATCGCCCGGAGGTAGGCGTTGCCGTCCTGCTGCGCGAACTGACTAGCGCGATAGGCGCGGCCGTTCCAGCGCGTGTACAGCGTGCCGAAGTCCTTCCCGAAGCGCGCGGCGTCGATGCCCAGCCGGGCGATGTGCGGCTCGCTCTCGACGGGCGCGCGCTTGGTGGCGGCTTCGTAGCGCCCACTCGGCACGAACACATCATCCGCGATATTGGCCGGCGCGATGCCCATGACGCGGTACAGAAACTCGTGATCGGGCCGGTAGATCACCCCCGGCCGCCAGGGCAGCTCAAACGTGTGGCTGTCGGGGTCGTGCTGCAGAACGATCTCCGCATGCTGCGTCTGCCCATCATCGATCATCTGCTCGACGTAGCGGCGCATCACCGCGCCCGGTACGACCTCCCGATCGGCTAACACGTTCGGGTGGTGCAGGCAGCTGATACGGAAGTTCGCCACCTGCGCGCCCCCGCCGGCGCGATGAAAACGACTCGTGCGCGTGCGCGGGTTGGCCAGCATCAGCACGATCGCCAGCCCGCCCGAGGTCATGCTTTGCACCGCATCATACACGTACTCGGCGATCCCCTCGGCCTCGTCCAAGACAAAGAGCAGATGCGGCCCATGCTGCCCTTGCGCGCGCTCGCTGCCCTGCCCGCCGGCGTCGGATGTGGCGCGGCCTTTGGCAAAATGATCGTCCGACACATGCAGCGCTAGATCGAGGATGCGCCCCGGCAGCCCCTTGCCGCGTCGGGTGGCCTTGATCTCTTTCCACAGCAGATCGTGAATCTGCTCATACGTCGGCGCGAACGTGTACACGATACTGGGCGTGAAGCAATCAAAGAAGTGATTCACGATGCCGCTGGCCAGCCGCGTTTTGCCGACAGTGTGCCCCGCCTCGATCCGTAGGGTGTTCTGACACAGCGCGCCGGGTGCCGCGATCTGCGCACGCAGGGCGGCGGCGTAGGCGTCGAGGATCTGCGTTTGGCCGGGGTGCGCGTCGTCGCCGGCCCACGGCTGCCAGCCCAGCTTGTCGTGAATGTAGGCGCACGGGTCAAGCTGATAGCGGGCTAACGCGCTGCCGGTGGCGGTGGCGCGTGCCTTCAGCTCGGGATTAGCCGCCAGCCGTCTGGCCGCCAGCGAGAACAGCAACGACTCGTGCGTATTCCTCGGGCGTAAGTTGTGATTCGAGTAGGTCAAGCGCTTTCCCTAATTCGCGTTCCACTAACGCGTGTATCTCAGTCGCCTCGCCCACGCTCAGGCGTTGTAACTTCGATGCTAATTCCATCGCCCGCGCCAGCTCGCCCAACACGGGCGGCCGAT